CAGTTCTCAAAGTTCGATCCAGTAGTAGACAAGTTGCGCGCGGCTAACTACAAAGTGATCAACCACCCCACCGATCCTAGTGGCGTACTCGTCACATTTCCAGTCAAGTGGGATGATGTGCCATTTGACAAGGTAGATGGCAAGGAAGTCAACTTGGAAAGTGCTATTGATCAATTAGAACGATACAAGATGATTCAGACCAGCTGGACTCAGCAAAATACGTCGGTAACTATCAGCTATGATCCAAGCGAAGTTGAGGGTATTAAGAACTGGCTATTAAACAACTGGGATTGCTATGTAGGGGTAAGCTTCTTATTTCGTAGTGACCCTACAAAGACTGCAAAAGATTTAGGCTATCTCTACCTACCACAGGAAGTAGTAGACGAACAAACCTATCAAGAGTACATCCAAAACTTGTTGCCAGTTGATATCAACAATGCCAACAGTTTTGATGAGATTGTACAAGACGACTGCTCCACCGGAGCTTGCCCAATTAAATAAAGAAAAAAACATGGAATTCACATTTAAGGTAACTGAACAAGAAGCAAATGCAATTTTGACAGGGCTACAAGAACTACCTGCAAGAGTTGCAAATCCCTTGAGTCAAAAGCTACAACAACAGGCCCAAGAGCAGCTGCCTAAGCAAGGACCTCAAGAATGAAAAAAGCCCCTCAACACAAGTTGAGGGGCTTTTTTCATTTTTTGCGCAGTCTTTTGTAATTCAGGTCTGCTTTGAGCGTTTTTATAAACAGTATAAAACTTATTGCTGCCAGTACAAAGTGTGACATTATTTCACCAACAACACCTAAAGTCCAGTAGCTCATTGGGTGTTCGGGCCCTACAGCCCACTGAACCACAATTGTGGCACACACAAACCCGCTAGTCAGGCCCAAGTACCATAGTGGAGTAATAACCCAAGACTTCAGTTCTCGATTGTGTATAGCAACATAGAGAATACCTATAAAAACTACAAAGTGGCTAACAAAGTTTAACAACAATGTCCAAGAGTTAAAAAATACGGCTAGGCTGGTAATCATTTTTTTACATCCTTGACTACTTCAACAATGTCTTTGTGTTGATTTTTCTGTAGGAAATTAGCTATCATACCTAATACAGTGTATGCTAAAAATCCCACACAAAATCCGCCCATGAGCTGTGTTTCCCAATTATTAGATATACCAGCTATATCTAGCAGTGGTTGTGTAAAAACCATTGAACTGCCCACACTCATTCCACCCCTCATAAATGCTTCACCAATAGTTTTGGGTTTGATAAAGGTCAGGATTGCAAATCCGCCAAAAAGTCCGCCTACCATACTAGCTACTTTTGCACTTAAATAACCTGTTGGATCAGCCATAGGTCACCTCTTAGTTGTTTTCGCGAGCCCTTACTATTTGATCTCGCTTAGCTTTGGCCCAAGACTGGCCACCATCTCCACCCCACAAGTCCCAAGCTACTCGCCCGGGGCTTGGAAAACCTTCTTCTCCACTGTTGAATCCTGTTGCCCTCTTGTCTACTTCATGACGGCTAAAAAATGAGTGCATTCTCATTACTGTACTAGCAGTCAAGTTTTCACGATTTACAAGTTGATTTGCTCTGGCCAGGCCGACACGGGTTCCACCGGAGTGGCCTTCTTTTTTCCACTTCAATGCACGCCGTGCTGCGGAGGCCATGCCAGTTGTAGGTTTGTAAGTTGTTGCTGCCTTTTCAAAGTAAGACTTTTGAGAATCTTCGTCCGGCATGTCTTCGTCGTGGTCTCCGTTGCCTTCCATTTCCCACTGATCACACACTCTGATGGGACTCACAGTCATATTCCAACGACTACAGTACCATACCGGCATACCGTCAATGTCTGTAAACTTGGGAGTGACCGGTAGGTCGCTCTCGTTCCACTCACCGACCGGACCCTCAATGATACAGTCCAAAGTCTCTGGTGAACGATCGTGGTGATGACAACTGGCACATACCCTCATACGGGCTTGGCCTTCACTAACACCCCAGACTTCTTGTTTCATTTCCCAAAATTCAGGGTTGCTGTCGCGGGCTTCTGCGGGTCCATAGTTGGCGTACTGAACCGCTGCCAAGTGGTTGCTCAAATTAATATCTGGATACATAGTACCCACTGGACACAGTTCTTTTGCCATGGTCTCCTCAATTCTTATAAGCTAGGATTATTTGTTTACATATTTTGCTTCGTACAATGTCGCTGTCCAAGAAGCGGACAACTTCAATGCCGGGTATGCCTTCTAGTCTGGTGACTGCATCTGTCAGGCCGCTGTCATTACCAATATCACTCTGTTCATGGTCGCCGCTAATAATCATTTTGGTATTGCGACCAATACGACTCAACAACATTTTGAATTCTGTTTTTGTAGCGTTTTGAGCCTCGTCCAGCAACACAATGGCATTATCAAAAGTGGCACCTCTCATAAAGCCCAGTGGACGTGGTTCAATGGCTTTGCTCTTCAAAGCGTACTCGTAAAAACCACTGCCCAGTGACCGTTGGAACACCTGATCAAAGGGATCTAGGTACGGTTCGTATTTTTCTTCCAGTGTGCCGGGTAGGAATCCCAGACCTCTGCCAGTTTCTACGTTGGGTCTGGTTAAAATGATCTTTTCCACGCGACGGTGAAACAGTTCACTTGCAGCATAGCTTGCAGCCACATAGGTTTTGCCTGTGCCCGCACTTCCAATACCAAAAACAATTTCATTTGTCTTTATAGCATTTAAATACGTTTCCTGTATATAATTTAGTGGTTTTACTTCCTTAAACCCTGTTCTGGTCAAGAACTCGGATTTAGGGGCTTCACTTGCTGCTCTGCGAGCTTTCTTGCCACTTGAATTTGCCATAGGTTTTGAAGGTTGGTTGAAGAACACCTAAAGAAGAAACTTGCCTTCTGCTAGGCGGCGGCGTGTTAATCCATTTAACACAATACCTTGCGCTTTATTCCATTTTTGTATTTCTTCATATGCACCCCACCAGTCACCCTGATTGACCCGTTTTCGCAGAGTGCTAATTCTGTAGTTACCTAATCCACAGTTATAACAAAAACTAATGATTGCCGCCAACCTTCTGGGCGGTTCATTTAACAGGTTAGGGCTGAGGCTGATTGCCCCATTTACAAATTTGCTGAGCATTGCCTCAAATCGACGGTCAGCTTGTTCACGTGTCCACACCAGTCCAGGCACAATGTCTGGTCCTGTAGTACCCCAACCAATAGTCCAAGGGTGCCCAGCTTTGAGCAGCTGGTCAGGTGTCATATTTGCTACTTCAACCTTTGAAAACTTACCCCGAGCCAGTGGACTGGCTGGGTCGGGGTAGCTTTCACAATCACCATTCTGTAGTTTTTTGTGATAGCCCTCAAAGGGATGTAAGAGGGCATCTGTACACAGTTTGACGGCTTCTTGGGTCATGACCCACTACGCTTTTCAATACTGCGGCCCAAGAACCAGAATGTCAGGATCATGTTTAACATTGCAAAGTCGTCTGGTGTCCAGTGCTTGTTTGCAATGTCAATCCAGTTGGCACCATTTTGCATTGCGTAAGAAATAACGATTACCTTAAATGTCACGTACATGCCAAATAACACATAAGTCACCATTGGTCGGACTAAGGCACTCAGTGCAGCTACCCAACGATAGCTGTTAGAGGCCTCTTTGGCTTGACTCTCAAAAGCGCTCTGAATAGCCTGAGTATTTGCAATGCCATAGTCAATGTACTTTTCTTCGATTTTGACCTGACCACGGGTCTTTTCCAAGTCAATCTGTAAGCCGTACATGCTCAGTTCGTGTTTGCGGTCATCCTTTCGGTCCCAGAACTTGAGTACTTCGGGGGCTAGTCGAAACAGCCCACCGAAGATTGATCCTAAAATACCGCTTGCTGCAAATTCTAGCATAGTTATATTCCTATCATAGTTCAGTAATTACTACTTGTTTTACTCCAACATCGGTTACATTTTGGACTGCGTTATCTGTGCTGACAAATATGTCATCGACAGTTTGAGTAATAATAAACTCGCTGGCTACTCCGTGGTAGACTATACTATCTTTAGATATAACAGTTATAAATAAGGGCTCAGGTATGGAAGCACTAATAACTATGCCATCTTCTACTTGTCTTATGTAGGTTTCTGATACCCTTGAGCTTATAGCTATTCTTACAGCTGTGCTAGATCCGTTAAGTGGTATTACTACATTACTTAGTACAGCTATTTTGGTTTGACCAATAGAAGTATATGCTATATCTATTGATTTAACAGAAGACGCTTTTAGTAAAAGTTTAGCACTAAATTGAGCAAAATCACTACCAAACTCTGTAGTAGAAGAGTAGCCAGAAATAACTGATTTAGCAAGACCCTGAAGACTATCTGTTTCTGTTTCAGTTGCACTAAAGTTACCACGAATCAGTAACTTAGCTATTAAATTGGACTGATCTGGATTTTCAAGTGCTGAAGCAAGTCCTGTTATGGCTACTCTGCCAGTACTGCTTGCCTGATCTGTAGAATCTGTTGAGGTCCAGTAACCTGTAACAATAGACCTGGCCAGTGCTTGGGCAATGTCAACAGTTGGCTCTATACCAGCCAGTTGGCCCCTAAATATAGCTTTGGCTACTATCTGAGCTTGGTCTGTTTGGGCCTCTGATACGCCCACCGTACCTGTAACTATAGATTTAGCCAGTATGGCGGCTTGATCTGTAGTTAGCTCTGTTGGGGCAAGTGTTCCATTGACTAATAATTTTGCTATTACTGAGCCATAGTCTGCCGATTCTAGAGCATTAACGGTACCATAAGCAATTTTTGCTACGCCGCCACTAGAGAATACGTCTTGGCCACCAAACTCTGTGGCACTCAAAGTACCGTTAACAAGTACCTTGGCTACACTAAGAGCTACATCGTTGCCAGTCTCTGAGGCAACCAGAGCACCTCTTACTAATAATTTAGCTACTGCTTGGGCACTATCTAAACTTAATTCGCTAGTTGTTATGTTACCACGAATTAAAATCTTGGCAATAGCTTGAATTGTATCTGTTAGTTCTGTGACTGCTAGAGTACCACTAACAGATAACTTACCCAATAGCTGTGCGATATCAGACAGTTCAGTGGGTAATAGTGTACCACGTACTAGCAGTTTTGCTGCTAGATTTGCTGTATCTTGGCCTATTTCTTGGCTGGTAAGGATACCAAGATTGATAGATTTACTAACTATTAGTGCAGTATCTTGACCTACTTCTTGGCCTGTTATCGTACCAGATATTATAGATCTTACTAGCCCCTGGAAACTGTCAGTGCCAGTCTCAGTACCGCTTAAATATCCGGTAACAGCACCAGTAATATTGGTAGCATTAAATTGGTCTAAGCCAGTTTCTACAACTGTTAAGGTACCGGTTCTACTACCACCAATTACTATACTGTTTAAATGTTCAGCAGCAGTACCACTGGCAATTCCAGACCTGCTCAACAGTCTAGAACCTGCAGTGGTGCCACCAGTACTTATTGCTATTAAGTGATTTGCAGCACTAACACCGGTCAATCCAGATAGTGCAACCAGTTTTTGTGCTGCTGTGGTCATATTATACCTCTAAGAGTATTATGGCAGCTGATAGGACCAAACTGCTTGTGCTAGGCTCTGTGGACTTAGTTCGGTAAATGGTGTAATGCTTCCCTCTATATTACCCAATGCTTTTGGAGTTGCAGTTGCAGTAAACACCATAGAAGAAGTACCCTCAGTGTCGGCTTTAGCTCCAATTTGGGCATCTTCAACAGTAAATTGTAACTGTATATTGGCTATAGCATCTAATACTGCCTTAGCATTGCCCTCTAGTGTAAAGGTTATGCCCGTTGTGCCATCAGTAGATACAATCAACTGAAGCTGTGCGGGATCTACAGCAAATGTAATACCTACAGATCCAGAAGTGGGCAAACCGCGAGTTCCTTGTGCTGTAGGTACAAACGTTGATGCATTGTATCCAGAAGAGATCCTTCCAGCAGCGTTAGGCATCTGCCAAGATATAGGATGAGTAGTGCCGTCTGGTACACCCGCCAGTTCACCAAAAGCGGTTAATGCAGCTCTTCTAGCCCCCCACAGTGGTTGCATCCCGGTATGTAAGGTGAGGCCGGTTACTGTACCAATAACCCTGTTTGGAAAAGAAGAAAAAGAACTGTTTACTGTTGTTGGGCTTTGACCGTTAAAACGCAAAGCCATTTAACCACCCCAAGCGTATCTGTTAACACCAAAAAAGTTAGTATTACCTGGCGTAGCAGCACCAGCATATGCCAAAAATCCTAAACAAGCACCTGAAGAGGCGGCTGCTTCTTGTATCAGTGGTAAACTAGGGAACTGGTTTAACATATCACGTTCGGCCAATAAGAACTGAGTGGTAAGTTGAAGTTCCATAATGGGCTTACATAATACCAAGTTCGTAAAGGTATTTGCAGTACCATTGGCGGCGGTTTGTTGCCAAGTTTGTACAGATCGAATACCTGTGTCACCAGCTTGTAGTGGTAAAAATGGGCCAATGTTGTTGGCAGCTGTTCCACTGTGGTAAATATGTGAGTTTACTGCACTTACTGTGGCTGCTACGGTTTGAGGTAGACTTCTGGTACCTACGTTGGCTTGATTGGTATAAGTAGCTAATACGTTGTGAGCACCAGTACCTGTTGCTGCAGGAGCTACAACGGAATATGCCAGTACACCTGTACCTGTTGTATAACGTGGTAGCGTCAAAGTATTGTTTAGGGTAATAGCGGTATTTGTATTACCATCAATACGTGAGTAACTACCCAATAGGTCAACTAACAACAGTGTAATAGGTACAGTGGTTGCACCAGCTGTTTGTGCACTCATGGTGAGAAGGTGTTTGGTCGCACTGCCACCAATTAAGTCTCCTGGCCAAATACTTCCCTGCATGCTACTATCGTAGGGCATGAATCGAGGAGACTGACCGTTACTAGTACCAGCAATAACAATCAAGTTATCTACAGTTACCGTTTGACCACTAGCCGCCGTGATTGCTATAGTCTGTGTAGGTGATGCACCCGTGGTGACTTGTAGTGTAGAAGTAGTAGCTGTAGTAATAGAAGAAGATGCTGTACCACCAATATCAATAATGATACCGCCCGACCCTGAAAGGGCACTGGTAGTTACAATAATTGTGTAAGGTGTACTAGCCATAATAGTAGCTGCTGGTGTTTGGGATAAGGACCCTGGAGTACCAGCAGTATGTACCATGGTACCAGCAATATTCCACGCCCAGCCCCCGGAACCTACACCTGTCCATTCGGCAATAGAATCAAAACCCCAGTTACGAACATGATTGCCGTGGTATCCTTGACCGCGATCACTGCTGCCTAAAAATAAATCATACCAACGCCCCGCAGCCATTGTGGTGGGAGAGATTTTATTCCAGGGCTGTAGCCAGATTTTATTGTTTGTTGTGACCTGATTTACCAGATCGTCATAGCTTGCAAATCCCATTTTATCTCCTTACAAATGTTATATGACCTCTGGTAATACCAGTAGCTGCACTACCACTATTACCACACACTATATGATTTAAATATGCTCCGTTTGGTACGTAGTAGGGCAGCATATTTCGAGGCGCTTCGATCTCGTATGGAGTAGCGTTATCCACAATGATCGCTTCTAAAATTGGTTTAACTAAAACAAAGGCACAAAATCCACCAGAGGAACCAGTTATTGTTACACTATTTAATTTTTTTACATCAAAAGTACCAAAACCAAGAGGTACAAATGGAGCAGCAACACCAGAAACATTGCCACCGGTAGCGCTAGAAAAACAGTTGAGGGCACCTGCGGCAAATGTAGAATTTACAAAGAAACTGGATACTGTGGTTACACCATTACTACCCTCATACTCTAAAAAGACCTGTGTAGGTGCAGCTGCTGTTTGAGGGGTCGTTGTAACAACCATACAACGCATACCAGAGCTATAGCGAGAACTCAAAAGAGTGTTGTCAAAGACCTGTTCGTCTATGTTGTCCATGTCTACGAGCGGATAGAACCCTACATAGTCCATTAACATAACCACTCCAGCAGGCCATGCTGCTGTTGAAGTACCACCACCACTCAAGTTGTATCTGTGTATCCAGCTGTCTCCACCGGTACCACAGTTAATACCATTATTACCACCCCCTATTAAGGGAGTAAATGCCAACTGATCACCTACATAAGCATTGTACTTGGGCGTACCAGCTGCCATGGAAAGATCTAACCAAAATCCACCACTTGCAGCCGATATCTGTGGGTTTGCAGTTTTATGCCAGTGTTGTCGCCATACCCTATTGGTATCCCAAGAGTTGGCAATGTCACTTATAGTATTAAACATTACAATTAATCAACCGTTACACTCAGAGCAGCTGCTGCAAATTGAGGTTGAATACCGTTGCTAACTGATAGAGGTGAGGCTAGGGCACCCTTTAACAACAAGTTGCCGGCTCCTGAGCTGTCTGTGCCAATACCAAAGTGGGTAACTGTTGAAGTACCGCCTGTGCACTGTGGAAACTGTACCAGAGCTGCGTTGGTAATAGTCTGTGCAGTAAGCGTAAATCCACTGTTACTTCTTACTACACCTACTCGGCTATACGACGTATAGGTCGTTTCATTGGTAGTTTGAGTACCTGTCTCGCCTGGATCGGCTGTGTGTAGGCTGATAAATAGTGAGCCAGCTGTTGAGGCATTTCTCAGGCCAGTGGCGTCTCCAATGTTGGCCCAGTTTATATTTTGAAATAGCAAGCCTAAGAAATTGGCTTCGGCCGTGTTGGTCATTGACATAGTTCAAGCTCCTTAGGCGTGTGTGATAGTTGCACTGGTAATAGTGATGGTTTGTCCTGTATTGATGCTGATATTGTCTAGGACAATATCAGTACCGCTAGTACCCACTGTTAAACCAGTTACAATGTCGGTACCGCCACTGCTAGTACGAATACGAGCTGCTGCTGCAGTGCCTGTGGCATCCGCTGCTGTATCGCTCTGTGGCATAGTAAATGTTAATACTCCGCTATCTGCCGCAGGGGCGGCCGGATTTGCTAGGTTTATAGTGGCTAATACTGTTCCCATAGCTGAGGTACCAATCTCTAGTACTCCGGTAGTGCCAATGGCAGTCGTTACCGCATTAAGACGAGCATTTTTTACTGCTGTTGTGTAAGTTACTGCCATTTATTGGCCTCCTTGTGTTCGTGTCCAAGTTGTTACTTGAACTATTTGATTCAATGCTAAATTGGTGTTGTCTAACTCTAAGTCTCCACCACCTCCGGTAATAGATACCGAACCTTGTTCATGGGTAATACCACTACTATTTTTTAATCTATAGTGTGTGGCTGTACCGGAGGAAGTTGCAGTACCAATCCAAGATCCTTGCAGTGATACAGCACCATTAACAGGAGCACTCAACCAATCTAGTGGCAGTGCTATAACGGCCAAGAGAGTTCCAGTATCTAAGTCAGTGGTAGACGCGGGTGCCGGTCCTGTGCGTAACTCTATGGTCGGTGAGGTTCCCAAGTATGTCTCATACTGTGAAATCATACTGTTTCTAATATCAACACTCAACTTCATCTGGTTACCTCAGGTTCAACACTTACTGAGCCATATATCAAAGGTATAACCGCTCCGTCCTTCTCCAATTCTAGAGAATAAATACCGGTTTTCCAAGTATAGGCTGCAGTGGTGGTGGCACTAATAATTAAACTAATACTCTTGTTGGTATTGTCTATTATTATTTTTCCGTTGCTGCTGGTAAGATTTTCTAACACAGTCTCACTGGTGATTTTTTCACGAATCTGCATTCGTGCAGCGTAGCCAGTCAAGTCGACGGGTTGATTATATTCCAAGACACCGCCGCCAGTGTAAGTTGTATAGTTGAGTGCATTGACTGAGTTAAACGTCGCTGTGTTGGCAGCAACTTCACTAGTGATTAAATAATTGTCACCTGTGTTGGCTTCTTTCATGCCAATAGCACCATTAATCTTTACTCTCCAACCTGTTGGAACTCCATGACTAGCGGCAGTGACCACCATGGGTGCAGTTTTTGAGATATTGGTAATAGGTGCGTATACTTTTAAGGCACTTTCCCAACGGATCGTCTCACGAAAGGTACTGCCTTGATATATTTTAAGATTTAACTTTGTCGGACCAGCCATAGGGCACTCCTCTATTTATATAGAGCCGAGTTTTTCGTGCTCTGTGATTTTGGTACTATTATATCATGAAGGCAAGTGTTGGTCAAGCGAAAAAATACCCAGCTTTGTGGGCTGGGTATTTTTTCGTACAGTTTAGACTTCTACCCAAACCTGTTGAGTCTCATCCCAAGTATACCGATTACCGTCTGTGAAGTAAGGTGTTGGAGCTGTCCAACTCGATGATCTATGTTCTCTATTGTTTTAAATGCTCTTTCAAGAGCCGCCGCAGCATTTAACTGACGTTCTTCAATTAATGTCAATTTTGTAATTGCTGAGGTAAGCTCTTTGAGAGATGCTTTCATATCTGTAACAACTTCGTTCATTACGTCGACTTTATGATTTAGTAGGGAAAACTCATCACTCATTTGTACCTCAAATCTGTTAGTTATGGTTCTGGCTCAGGTTGAGGAATAGGTAATGGTTGGCCAACTTCTATGCTCGGCCTATCTCGCTCCGCAATCTGCTCGAGTGTCAGATCAATAACTGTCCAAGTGCTAAACCACTGTTCATTTATTTTTACTGGCATATCTTCAATCGCATATTGATTTTTTGTATGTAATGGTGGATCTGTGATTGTCACAAGAGCATAGCCTTCAGGAAGTACAAAAACTTCCCCAATATTAAAATCTCCTAACCGTATATCTCCCTCGAACAATGGATATTGGCCGGTAATAGTATTGATGTAAGCGCTCATTTATGTTGCCTGTTTCGCATTAATAGTAGAAGTCAACGCTTGATTCGTTGGCGTTGATGTGGTTTCAGTTAAAGAAGATGCGTCAAGCGTCAAAGTCCCAGCGGGGTTGCTCATACTCCCAGCGGACTCGGTATAGCTTGATGCAGCATAAGTTCCAGCGGCAGAACCAATACTGAAAGAAGGGATTGACCCATCGATAGGAAATTTGTTTTGCCCCAAGATGTACGAACCTGAAGCATATCCGCTGTTAGTTAAGTAAAACGCAAAACCTGCAATTGAAATGCGATTATTTGATGTGTTTGTTGCACCATAATAAACCGTTCGTTGCCATTGCAAAGTACCAGAACCATTCCATTTGGCAACTGTTTGATACCCAGTAGGACTACCACCTGGGTAGTCTTGTCCAGAAGCATACACATTATCTGATGAATCAACTGCACATCCGTCGAATTTTTGATTCAACATATGGCGTTGCCATTGCAGTGTGCCAGATGAATTTAATTTGCACACAAAGCCATAATATGTAGTGCCACTTAAAAAATACTGTCCAGTCACATACACATTTCCAGCCGAGTCTAGCGCAATACTATAACCATATATTTGTGTATTTGTTAATCGAGTAACCCATTGAACAGCACCAGCCGAATTTAGCTTAACAATTTTACAATCTGAGCCATTTCCTGTAACAAAAAAGATGTTGTTGCTAGAGTCGGTAGTTATTCCGTAGATATAGTCGCTATTTGCGCTGGATTTATACTGCCATTGCTGAGTGCCGCTGGTGTTGTATTTTGCAATAGCTGTTAACCCACCGCTAGATCCGCCAAAAATAACATTGTTAGAAGTGTCAACTGCTACTGCACCGACTTCAACACTAAAACTAGCCAAATATTTAGACCATGATACATTTCCAGATGTATCTAGCTTCAATATGTACGCTCTTGTGTTGCTAGTATCACTCATTGAAACAAATAAAGTGTTATCACTAGCCAGCTTTACCCCTGCTCCTCTAAAAAAATCAGTCGAATGATAAAAAACTTTTATCCAATTTCTAGTTCCAGATGGGGAGTACTGCGCAACAACCGTAGTATAAGTACCACCTAAATTAGTATTCGCAGTCCATAACCCTATATTGTAAGTGGAATTTGAATCATTTGCACCTGCAAAAAATACGTTATTTGAGACATTAGACGTTGAAATAAAGGCAATAATAGATGCAATTGAAATAGCTATATTTCTTCCGTTGATTGTCCAACCACCGGAGCCAGAGCTAGAGGGCGTGTATGTCAAAGTTGCAGCAGACCGAGTAATGGTCCCGTTTGTTGTGCTGAGCGTGTACGTTGTGTAGTCATCAAGATTTGTGATGTTCCATGAGTAAGCCACTCCTGGAAGATACGGACCGGCGCTATTTGCTGTTACAGTTGTTGGAACTTTAGCTGGATCTATAATAGCAGAACTTGACCATGTAGTTCCATTGCTTGTGAGTACATTTCCAGAAGTTCCAGGAGCAATCTCCTGTAGTGCTGCAGTCCCGTTACCAAGCAAAATATTATTAAGTGCAAAGGTTGCGGCACCAGTGCCACCACTAGATACTGGTAGTGTGCCCGTTACACTTGTTGTGAGTGAAACGTTAGTAATAGTGTTGTTAGTACCACTAATCACTTTATTGCTAAGAGTGTTGGTACTACTAGCTGTTAGAACATTGGTAGGTGTAATAATATTGGAAAGATTTGCCATGTTTACTCCTCATCCCAAGCTCTACTTGTCGGGTTCCATTTATAAGTTTTTCCATCAGTAGGATACTGAACTGCTTCTACCTGCCAAACAAGTGTCCATTGATCATTTACTAATACCGGCAATTCGGCCAAGATATGCTTTTCACCTGCCGAATGCATCAAAGGCTTTTGTTGCTGGGTTACAGTGTGGATTGTAAAACCATCTAAGTATGCATTAGAAAGCTTAAAGGTGTTTAATATATCTATGTTTCCCGTTAAGACTTTGTCAAATTCAGACTGCAATTCATCAAATCCATACGGAAATTGTATTACTACATTATCTTTTATTTTTGCATACATAATTATACAAAGTAAGTTATTGTTAGGACACCATTGTTAACAATAGTGTAAGTAGTTCCAGGTGTTACTGAAACATTATTGTAGGTGGTGTTTGATGCAGGAGTGCCAGTACCTCCAGAGTAGCCACCACCAGAAAAACTTAAAGCAAAGCCTGAGGTAGCAGATCCAGAATAGCCATACCCAAATCCAGTAAACAAAATACTAATAAAAGATCCGCCAGCTACAGCAGCAGGTGTAATTGTACCGCTAGATGGCCAATTGCTAACCTGCAATGATGCAGAACCTTTTACATAATCGAATGTTTGCGCGCCTGTGTCACCAACGGCGTACTGCCTATAATTAATACCGTCCGCATATATCCTAAAATTATTATACGGAAAATATCTCAATGCTATGGTGCTAATTCCAGAGCCAGTATTCATTGTGTTTACAGCAGATTGTGCAGGACTATACCACTCACTCCAATCATGAGGAACTGAGGAGTTAATTTCTCCAAGTGGCAACGCCTGGACATTGCCGACAGACCACAAAATGCTGCCACTATAAGTGTAGTCACTAACTCCGTCACTACCTTTACCTACTGCACTGACTAATGAAGTTACACCACCGGGTGCTGTCCAGTTACTGGTTCCAGCTGGAAATGTAAAAGTTGTGAGTACTCTTTGACGTCCAAACAATCCAAAACCACGAGCAGCAGCACCGCCTCTTCTACTAATTAATGGCATAATATTCTACTTGAACTGTGTCTGAGCAGCTAACACTGTAAATGCTTCACTGCCAGTTTTTATAATAGTGTAGGTATAGCTGTCTATACTAGATACGTTGCCTGCAGTTGGAGCTGTACCGCCCTGCCATTTAGGTATTACAGGAGTACCATCTACTTGCACAACATTATTAAAAAATGCAGAGGTTCCCTGAGTTACCATAAAAGCTATTGTTACAGTTTGTCCTACAGACATTATTGCGTTTAAACTAGTACCAGACGAAGCTCT